GGATTTGGTACTAAGTTTGCCAACCCAGCAACACTACCGACTGGACAGGGTAATGGTATTGCATTTTCCCCCGCTGGAACTGAACTAGCCATCGCTCACACCATCAGCCCCTTCGTAACAGCGTACCCTTGGTCAGGTGCTGGATTTGGTACTAAGTTTGCCGACCCAGCAACACTACCAACCGGCACTGGCCAAGGTGTAGCTTTCTCATAATAAAAAGGAAAACTATGAACTATTCACAACTTAGTCAAACTTACCAAGACGATGTATTAGCTGAAGCCATGTACGGGCGTGAAGTTGAGCATTTTCACTACAAATTTGATAGCATCAATTTTGCTAAGTTATTAGAGACACTGCCGCCTAGCCCCTATCGAGAAAACGTGCAACAACGTCACGACGAAACGCTAGACCGCATGGCTACGGTAGACGGTATTTACGCCGCGCTTGCATCGCAAATTACCGACCCCGAAGCACACGCTGCGGCAATTCTGCGCACAACCGAGAAAAGGAAAAACTATGTTCCTGCTAAATAACATCAAAGTGCATCAAGATATTCAGCGCACTATTGGTGATGTTCAATACCCTGCTGGATGGTTTAGTAATGCCGATGAACGTGCCAAAGTAGGCATGATTGAAGTGCCTGATGCAGTTAGACCAGATGACAGCCTTTTTACCTCGATTGAAAACCCCGATGGCAGTTACACAGCAACACCGCGAACTGCTGATGATATTGCTGCATACCAAGCTAGAAAAAATGCTGCACAGGCAAAGAGTATACGCAGTTCACGCACAGAAAAACTCAAGGACTCTGACTGGACTCAGATCGCTGACAGTACAGCAGACAAAGCAACATGGGCAACCTACCGCCAAGCACTGCGTGATGTGCCAGCACAAGCAGGGTTTCCAAACACTGTCGTTTGGCCCACACAGCCGGAGTAAAACATGACAACGCTATCTGGAATAATCACCCCGACTAACATCGTCACAGCGACGGGTACGACTACGCTGACGAACAAGACGCTGACTGCGCCAGTAATTTCGAGCATTAGCAACACTGGTACATTGACGCTACCAACAAGCACAGACACATTAGTGGGTAGGGCAACAACCGACACTCTAACTAACAAGACCTTAACTTCGCCAACGCTAACAACTCCTGTACTCGGAACACCATCTAGCGGCACATTGTCATCTTGCACAGCAGACGGCACAAATCTAGTTGGCTTCTTAAACATTCCACAAAATAGTCAAGCAGCGGCTTACACATTAGTTTTAGCTGATGCTGGCAAACATATATTCCACCCATCTACTGATGCCAACGCGAGAACATACACAATCCCTGCAAACAGTTCTGTGGCGTACACCATTGGTACTGCAATCACATTCATTAACATGACTTCAAATGTGGTCACGATTGCCATCACAACTGACACCATGTACCTGAGTTCTGCTGGAACGACTGGTTCACGCAGTTTGGCTCAATATGGGTCAGCTACGGCGATTAAAATGACTTCGACAACATGGCTTATTAGTGGCAGCGGGTTGACCTGATATGAGTGGCGCACTTCAAGCAGCATTCCAGAATCAAAGATCGTTTGGCCCTACTCCAAGCCAACAAGCCTATATAAGTTCTGGAACTTATACTTTTGTTGTCCCCTCTTTAGTAACCTCAATAAGTGTAGTCACAGTTGGTAAAGGCGGTAATGGGGGTACTGGAGACAGTACAGCCAATGATCCACACTTAGGCGGTGCAGGCGGTGGTGGCGCACTTGCTTATACCAATACTATTGCTGTTACTCCAGCAGAGTCATTAACTGTAACAGTGGGGGACGCTACCAACTTTTCTTCTATTGCTAGGAGCGCAACTTATTTTGCCAAAGCGGGTAATGGGGCAAACGGGGGAAATGCCGATAGTGGTAGTGATGGTCAGGGAGGCGCTGGTGGTACTGTCATTACAGGCACTGGCGGTTCAGGAGGCCTTGGGCGGACTGGTAGTGGTGGTGGTGGCGGCGGCGGCGGTGCTGGTGGATATGCGGGAAATGGGGGGGCGGGCGGTGCAACAAGCGGAGGAGCAGGCTCTGGCGGCGCAGCTTCCTCTGGCGCGGCTGGTGGAGGATCGGGTGGTGATAATTTCGCCGAGTATGGTGGCACTGTCTACCCCGGAGGTGCTGGTGGAGGGGGGGTAGGAATTTTGGGGTCGGGATCAACAGGATCAGGCGGCACTTGGACATGTCCATCGTCAGGGGGAGGCGGCGCTGGTTCTAGCGGTAGTAATGGCTCCGGTACTTCAAATGAATACGGTGCAAGCGGTGGAGCTTATGGCGGTGCCGGTGGCGGTAGCGGCCAGAAGCGAATACCCGCCGGGAACACTGCGGGTAACGGGGGTGGCGGAGCTTCTGGAGCCGTTCGAATTATTTGGCCCGGTGACACACGATTATTCCCATCAACAAGAACGGCTAACGAATAATTTTTAGGACTAGCCAATGAACTTGTATATCGAAACAGAAGACGGCGTAACAAAGAACCACCCTGCATTTGAAGATAATCTTATTCAAGCGTTTGGTTCAGTACCGGAGCGATGGAAGCCGTTTGTCCGTGTTGAGCCGCCAGCCGTAGGACTGTTTGAAGTCTGCGATTGCGTATACGAATTAGTGAATGGTGTTTATACAGACGTTCACAACGTGCGCCCTATGACTGCTGAAGAGAAAGCAGCAAAGATTGCTGAAGCACGGGCAAGCCTGCGACCCAACTGGACTTTGAACGAAGAAACTCTACAACCATCTCCACCACCAAGACCCACAGTCAAAGGCGCATACCCGTACAAGTTTGACAGAGAGACAGGCCAGTGGCTGGAGTCTAATGTTCCTCCGCTCCCAAGCTGGATACCCAGTGAAGATGGTCTACGTTATGTTCCCCCTATTCCAAGACCAGAAGGCCAATACCGTTGGGACGAAGCTACCCTAAGCTGGATAAAACTGAATGTCTAAAAAGAAGAAGCAAGTAGAACAGCAACCCGAGTTTGAGGCGTACTACTACTTTCCATCAGCAGTTTATGTGAGCAAGAAACCAGAATTTTTAAATGCAGTAAACGAAGTTTCGGATGAAATGTTAAAGAAGCTAACGCACGATGTGCATGAGCTTTACCCGATGCACAACACGGATAATTTCGCTAACGATCCAAGAGTTCAAGAGTTTGTACAGTATATCGGGCAGAACAGTTACGGCATCCTGCAAAGTCAGGGCTACGCGATGGATAACTTTAACGTAGTGGTAGACGCAGTGTGGACGCAGGAGCATCACAAGCATTCGTTGATGGAGCAGCACGTTCACGGTGGGGGGTATCAGTTAGTCGGGTTCTACTTCCTTGAGACACCAGAAAACTGTTCCAGAGCCATGTTCCACGACCCAAGGGGCGGGAAGGTGCAGATCAATCTGCCGGAACACGACATGAGCAACGCGACACCGGCTAGTAACACGATTAACTTTTTACCTGAGCCGGGAATGATGTTGATTAGTAATGCGTGGCTACCGCATTCATTCGGCAGACATGGTTCAGACAAGCCTATTAAGTTTGTACATTTTAATTTGAGCGTACAGTACGCACCGCAAGCCTGTAACACCAGTGCGGCTGAAGTGATTTGAAATATTTGATTCGTTATAACAAGACCAGAGGGCAGCCGGGTCGCGGTACGATGGAACACGTCTGGCGAGTATTTGAAGGTGAGAAGGCTGAGAAAGAGTACTTGTTCAAACATTTTGTGTTGAACGTGCCATCCTCAAGCGAGCGTACCGGAGAAGACTGGAACATCAGTTGTCACGGTGTTTTAGCGATAGATAAAACAACATCAACGGCAACTATTAACTCGTTAGACTAGGAGCACCCTATGAGCTGGAATGTAGATTTGAAAATCACAAACAACACAAAATACAACATCGATGTCGTCAACAATGATGCAGGTCAGACGGGAGAGATTGTCCCCGGCGGCACGTTTGATTGGGGAACAGGCGACCCTAACAACACAAATTCTCTGCGGTTCTGGGATGCGACTGTTTCGCCCAAGACTTACTACATGCAGGGCGGTATCAGCTTCGGCCCAGAGGCTGGAGTGTATGTTGATAGGGGCTGGATGGCGGCAGACGACCAATCAATCTCAGCAACTTTTTGTGCGAACGGCAATTGCTGGACGCAGACTCAGAACGGGGGCGAGACACTGCTGGCGTGGAATCAGTTTGAGGGCGGTGGTCAGATCACAGCAGTGTTTAACTAGGAGCCCCCATGAAACACTTTCTACTTTTTGCATTAGCCTGCACCGTACTGCCAGTCCAAGCTGACCCTTTGCTTAAATGCTCAGGCCAGTACGCATTGTGTGCTGCTAGTTCCACAACCCCCACCGGCAAAACTATCATTATCAATGGCGTCACATTTCAAGAAGGCGTATCCGTATGCCCCGTGCTGATCGGTGAGTCTGTTGGTGATGCTGCGTTGATCGGCTCCTGCGCTCCGCCCAAGGGTGAGCGTACTGTATGGTCCCTGTTCTCACTCGAAATGGATTACCCGCAAGCGCCATCGTGGGCAGTAGTCCATGCTACTCCACGTCTTTTCGTGACGACGGAAGGTGACGGCGGTATGTCTAACCAGTGGTCTTACCCCTGCGTTATTCGACCTACAAAGATCAACGGCGCTACCTTAGCCGATTGCTTAGGTCCAATTAATGAATCCCCAGCAGGTGGTGGTGTAGTTCCAGTTGGAACGACAGTTCTTACGTCTGCCCCAGTGGGCGCAGCGTATCCAGTTGGCGGCAGCATTCCTTAACGGATAAATCATGAACATCGACGAAATAGCGTTACGCCAAATAGTCCGTGAAGAGATGAAATCGGTACTCAGGGAGATTGGGCTGCACGACGATGATGCCGGTAACGATGTACGCGACTTGCGTAGTCTAATCACAGACTGGCGCGGCATTAAAAAAACAATCTGGCAGACTGTTGCGCGGTGGGGAACTCTGGTTGTGCTTGGAATTTTGACCATTGGCGCATGGGGTAAATTTGGCGGAGGTGGCGGCGAATGATCCTCGAAACGCTAGGCGGTGGATTGTTGGGCGGCCTGTTCAGGCTTGCCCCTGAAGTCATTAAGATTTTTGACTCCAAGAACGCTCGTTCTCACGAGCTAAAGATGCTCGAAGCTGAAATGGCTTTTGCCAAACTCGACGCAGAGCGCGAGATGCACCGGACCGATTCCGCTATGACCGTAGCAGAACTTGATGCGATGGGCGCTGCGTTAAAAGAGCAGGGGCAGACTGCACGATCTGCTGGTTGGTTCGTCGCGGCAATCAGTGCGCTGGTTAGACCCTTGGTAACGTATTGGTTCGTGGTTATGTACTCAGTGGTCAAGATTGTCGGCATATACCTAGCTGTTAGGTCTGGCGGCTTGTGGACTGAGGTGCTGGTCACAAGCTGGAATAGCGAAGATATGGCGATACTGACCATGATTCTGACTTTTTGGTTTGTAGGGAGGGTCTACGAACGCAGCAAGTGAATCCCTAGAAGTTGCTACAAAGCTGTGCATAGAGTTTGAGGGGTTCAGTGCTACACCGTATATCTGCCCCGCTGGATACCCTAGCATTGGTTTTGGAACCGTTTTCAAACCCGACGGTACTAAAGTCACTATGCAGGACAACTCCATCAGCGAAGCAACTGCCCTTGAGTGGCTATCGAGTACTCTCGAAACAACGTATTTAATTGGCGTTTTGAAAGCATCACCTAATTTGCTAAGATACCCGCAAGCCCTTGGCGCAATAACAGATTTCGCGTATAACTTAGGCACTGCAAGATACCGGGCTAGCACCCTGCAACGGAAAATTAACGAAGAGAACTGGCCCGAAGCTATAACCGAGCTGCACAAGTGGCGTCGAGGAGGAGGCAAAGTACTTCAAGGGCTTGTGCGTAGACGCGCAGCCGAAGCCAAATTTTTACGGAGCTAGTGCATGTCGTTTCAGAAACTACAGTTAAAACCCGGAGTTGACCGCGAAAACACGCGCTATGCTGCCGAAGGCAGTTGGTACGAAACTGATAAAGTGCGGTTTAGACGGGGTATGCCTCAGAAGATCGGTGGGTGGGCACGCCTGTCCAGTGCGACTTTTCTTGGTGTCTGCCGTTCCATGTTCAATTGGGTAACGCTTGGTAGGCAAAATCTTGTTTCTGTAGGCACTAACCTCAAGTACTACATTGAGCGTGGCACGGCTTACTACGATGTTACCCCCATCCGCAGCACAGTTACCCTGACTAATCCCTTCACGACAACTTCCGGTTCGGCTGTTGTTTTGGTTACGGATGTTGCCCACGGTGCGCTTGCAAATGACTTTGTAACTTTTAGTGGAGGCACTGCGGTAGGTGGCCTTACGCTAAATGCTGAATTTCAGATCAGTTTTATTAACGACGATTCCTACAATATAACAGCCGCGTCTGCGGCTTCCTCTAGCGCGGTGGGGGGCGGCACGGTTACTACGGCATACCAAATCAATACAGGTAACGCAATTGCTGTACCTTTTGTCGGTTGGGGCGCGGGTACTTGGGGTTCGGGGGAATGGGGTATTGGGGACACTACAAACGCCCCCATCCGTTTATGGAGCCAAGCTAACTTTGGTGAAGACCTATTCTTTACTTACCGTGGGGGTGTACCTTTTTACTGGGACGCAAGCACCGGGGTAGCCACCCGAGCGGTCTATGTGTCTGCGCTTGCCGGTGCGTCGGATGTTCCTACTGTAGTTAATAAAGCATTCGTATCAGACATCTTCCGATTTGCGTTCTGCTTTGGTGCAAACGAGTTGGGGTCCGTCCCACTCGACCCGATGCTTATCCGTTGGTCTGACCAAGAAGACGTAGCTAACTGGACTCCTGCTGCTACTAACCAAGCTGGTAGCCTACGGTTATCCAGAGGTAGTGAGATCATCACCACACTCCAAGCGCGGCAAGAGATTCTAATCTGGACTGATACTGCCCTGTATGGCCTTCAGTACTTAGGTGCTCCAGAGGTTTGGGGTGCGCAGTTACTCGGTGACAACATCACCATAGCAAGCCCTAACGCAGCGGCGTACTCCGGCAACATAGCTTACTGGATGGGTAAGGATAAGTTTTATATCTACGACGCTACGGTTAAAACGCTGTCATGCAGCATCCGCAGTTACATATTTAATGACTTTAATTCCGCTCAATATGAACAAGTAATAGCGGGTACTAACGAGCGGTTTGACGAGATTTGGTGGTTTTACTGCTCTGCGGACTCTACTCAGATCGACAGTTACGCAGTCTATAATTACGAGCAAGGTATTTGGTATTACGGCACGTTAGCACGCACTGCTTGGATTGACTCCGACTTAAGAGACAACCCGGTGGCTGCTACGTACAGTAACAACTTAGTTAACCATGAAGTGGGTTATGACAACAAAGAAACTGCAACTACGGTAGCAATCACAGCTACGATAGTGTCCTCTGAGTTTGACTTGGACGACGGCGAAAGGTTTATGTTTATCAACAGAATGCTACCAGACGTAACTTTTGATGGGTCTACTGCCAATAGCCCTGCTGCGGTAATGACTTTGTTGCCTCTGGAAAACTCTGGCTCTGGGTATAATAGCCCTGCATCTGAAGGTGGAAACGATAACGCTACGGTAACGCGGTCTGCTGTGGTGCCAATTGAGAAGTTTACAGGACAAGTATTTGTCCGAGTGCGTGGCAGGCAAATGGCGTTTAAACTTGAATCGACTGCTATTGGTGTGGCTTGGAAACTAGGTATACCCCGTTTGGATATGCGCCCTGATGGTAGGAGGGGGTAGTGGCTAATGAACGGCTTCTACAAAAGATTCAAATACCTGCGCTGCCAATACCCAAGGAAAGCCCGCTCAAGCAGTATTTAGGTGACCTGAACAACATTTTACGTTTGTTTTTTAACCTGCTAGGAAACGGAATAAATACATTATTAGGGGAGTTTGGCGGTAGGTTTTTAAGTCTTCCTAACGCTAAGTTTTTCTCTACTACGGACCAAAGTGCTGCGGCTATAAACACGGCCTATGCGTTGCAGTTTGAGAACTCGTATTTAACAGAAGCTATAAGTGTAACGGGAGCACCAAAGACAAAAATAACCCCAACGTATTCGGGGGTCTATAACTTTGAACTGTCGGTAGAGTTAACCAGTAGTAGTGCTACCGCTAAGGAGTTGTCTTTTTGGGTACGCAGAGACGGGGTAAACGTAGCAAATACGGCTAGGGTGCGTGTACATCCGTGGGTATACCTTGTATCTGGTTCGGGCGGTACAGATGCTTTTGAATACAATTTTACTATAGACGTAACAGCAGGACAGTACATAGAGCTTATGTGGGCAACAAACGATATAGACATAATAGTTGATTACAAAGCGGCTTCAGCCCCGCGCCCTGCCGCGCCGTCTACTTTGTTAACAGTAACTTTTGTGTCAGCGTTACCTGAAACGCTACCGACACCGTAACGCAAGTGAATCAGTGAGAAGAATATGCCATATGTAGTCCCCCGCCCACATAACCCCAACGCCGTAAATGCGCAAGGACTTATCAGTCTTCAACGTGTTGCTGGTAACTCTACGGGAGCGGTAGTGGACCCTGCCGACTCCGACTATGGCGGTCCTACATTCGAGGACATACTTTTTTCGAATCGTGCAACGACTCTATACGATGTTGCTGGCGGTTATGACCCTGTTTTATTACAGAGTATTTACAACAGTCTTACACCGAGTGATGGACCAAGCCCTCAGATTGGCGCAGGGGCACCCAACGTCCTTGGCGGGGTAAAAACCGCTGCGGACAAAGCTAAAGATATTGCGGACGCACTGCTCGTTCAAATTAAAGAGTTCCTCCGGTTTTACGAGCAAGCGCAACTAGTGCTTAACCCCGTAACAAAGAAGGCGACTATAGTATTTGGCACCCCCCCAGCGGGGCAACCTGTTATACAAGCGGGCAACCTGCCCCGCTCAAACACCAATGTGGGCGTAACAACCGGTATCCCAATTCTAGATCAAGCCATTAACTCAGTTCTTAACAAGCCGGGTGGACTAAAAGATTCCGGCAGTATACGACAGGCAGTCATTGATATTATTGCCGAGCAGTCGGGGCTCCCATCCGCTGCCACCGCCGCTATTCTCGGGAAAGACTTGGAGACGATTGTTGCCACCGTTTACGCCGATGTAGCAAATACTGCGGCTACGGTTGGTATAAACTTTTTAGGGGAGGAAGAAGATGACGTTGTTGACAACGTAATTAAAAACACTGACACAGCCGATTCAATTGTCACTGACACTGACACTAGCACTGACACAGCCGATTCAATTGTCACTGGCACTGGCACGGACGATTCAATTGTCACTGGCACTGGCACGGACGACCCCTACTCAATTGTCACTGGCGCTGACACAGGCGATTTAATTGTCACTGGCACTGGCGCAGGCGACTCAACCTCTATTGTCACTGGCACTGACACAGGCGATTCAATTGTCACTGGCACTGGCGCAGGAGACTCAACCGCTATTGGCACTGGCGCCGACGCAGGCGGTGGAATTGGCACTGGCGCGGGCGCTGCTACTGCAATTGTCACTGGCGCTGGCGATGGCAGGGTCACTGCTGCTGGCGATTGCGTGTCCGG